TGCCGACCGCCCAGTCCATGATCCGCTGCGGTGCGTGCAGCAGCGCCCCGGAGGCGAGCTTGATCTCCGTCGTCTTGATTGCCCCGTTCAGCGTCCAACCCTGGGGCACGCCGACGACGCGGTCGTTGCCGGCGATACCAACCTCGGCCAGGGCATCGACGATCGCGCCCACGCCCATCGGGTCGAGGCCCACCTGTGCCAGCAGGCCCGACTGCTCGACCTCGGCGCACAGGGCAGCCACCTGCGTGAACGCGTCCTCCATGTCGTCGACGATGACCAGGTCGCCGTCGTCCTCGAAGTCCCGCAGCCGGGACGCCTCGGACTTGCGCCGCTCCAGCACCGAGGCGTGAACCCAGGACTTCGACCATGACAGCCAGCGCCGTTCCGCCGTCTCCCGGCCAAGGATGGCAACGGACAGCAGGTCGTCCAGGCCCCCGCCGTCAATACCGATCGTCACCACGTCGGAGCGTTCCAGCAGGCTCTCCAGCGTGAGCGTCGTGTCCGTCGCGCCCAGCCAGTGATCCGCTCCCCGCCAACGATCGGACTTGAGCGCAAGGCCGATCTCCACGTTGAGGTGCTGGCTGGCCCAGCGTGCGAGTTCGGCATCCCCGCTCTCGACCGCCGCCTCGTAGTCTGGCAGCAGCCGGTCAACCGACACGCTCAGGCCATTGTTCGGGAGGACCATCCACCAGTTGGCGGGGTCTTTCCAATCGATACCATCGGGGAACTCGTAGAGCATCGGCAGGATCGGCAGCGTGGCGGCCCCATCCCGCACCTTGCGGGCCTTGAGCAACTCCGTCCGGAACACGCCCGACGGCGGGCGCTCGGACTGCGTGGTGATGGTGAGCAGGAACCCCTCCGGGTTCGGCAGCAGCCCACCGCGCAGCTGGCCGATTACCCGGTCGGCGTCGTGCGCCTCGGCGATCACATGCAACTCATCCAGCAGTACGCCCGATGGCTTGGAACCGGTGACAACTTTCGGATCAAACGATTTCACCTTCAGGAATGCCTTGGTCGGCCGGTAGGTGATCCGCTTGATGTGCTCGACGACGTGGAACTTGGCGGCCAGCACGGGATCAGCCTCGACCATCCCCGCGGCTTGGCGGAAGGCGAGATCGGCAACCTCCTGCGTGGGGGCCACCAGCAGGAACTCGGCGCGCGGACGACGGTTCATCAACAGAGCGGTGATCATGATCGCCGCGCCGGTGGTGGTCTTGGAGGACTTCTTCGGGACGAGACAGAAGAACTCCCGGATGGCACGGATGTCGGTCGCCACATCGTAGGAACCGAACAGGGCACCGACCAGATCGCGCTGCCATGCCCCGGCGGCGTCGGCCAGGGCAGGGCGGTTGGGCACGTCCGGCAGGCGCAACCGGTTGAATATAGCCACCGCGCGGGTGGCTGCGGCGTCATCCAGCGGCAGGTCGGGGATCAGGGAGAGGCCTGCGCGGAGGCGTTCACCCCAATCCGGGCAGGCAGTGGACCAGGCCATCAGTTGAGCAGCGCCTCCCACCCGGTACCGTGCTCAGCGGTGCGGGCGATGGTCTCGGCCTGCTCCTTCTTCCCAGGCTCGAGGGCCACATCGCGCCAGCCGGCGCGGCACTTCAGCCAGAAGATGCAGGCGGTGACGGCTTCCTTGCCGGTGCCCTCGACCGCCTTGCGGAACAAGGACTGCGCGACCTTGGCGTTGGCCTCAATCGCGGCGGTGTCCAATTCGGACCAGAAGTGTTTCCGCAGGGTCGGCGACGAGCAACCGATGACTTTGGCGATGTCGTCCTGCGGCACGCCATAGGCCGCCATGGCTTTGGCTTGGGCGCGCTGGGCGTCGGTGGGGGTAAATTCAGGCCGTCCGGCCATGGGGCGTCTCCTGCTCGGTATTCGCCGCCCGTTCCGCCGCGATCGCAGCAAAGCGCCGACCGTCGCCGTCCAGGAGCGCTTCCTTGCCGGTGAAGGCCTGCCAGCGTGTGACCGCGACATCGACATAGGCGGGGCTGATCTCGATCGCGTGGCAAACGCGGCCGGTGGTTTCCGCGGCAATGATCGTTGTGCCACTACCCGAGAAAGGTTCGTAGACCGCCTGGCCCGGGTTGGAGTTGTTCAGCATCGGCCGGCGCATGCACTCCACCGGCTTCTGCGTGCCGTGGGTGGTCACCGCGTCCTGGTCGCGGCTGGGGATCGACCAGAGGGTTGTCTGCTTGCGATCCCCGGTCCAATGACCTGTGCCGCGCACAGCGTACCACGCGGGTTCGTGCTGCCAGTGATAATGGCCGCGGCTCATAACCAGGCGCTCCTTGGCCCAGACGATCTGCGCGCGGATGGCGAAGCCACAGGCGGTGAGGCTGTCGGCGACCGTGGCGGCGTGGAGGGCACCATGCCAGACATAGGCGACGTCGCCGGGGAACAGCGCCCAGGCCTCGCGCCAGTCGGCCCTGTGGTCATTCAGCACGGCGCCGGTGCGGCCGGTGGCGGAGACGCCAGCGCGGTTGCGCCACGTCGGGTCGTAGGCGACGCCGTAGGGGGGATCGGTGACCATCAGGTGCGGTGTGACGCCTGCCAAGACGCGTGCCACGACGGACGCGTCGGTGCAGTCCCCGCAGATCAGGCGGTGCGCGCCGAGGACCCAGACATCGCCGGGGCGGGTGACAGGACGCTCGGGCACCGCCGGCACATCGTCTGGATCAGTCAGGCCAACAACCGGATCGGCCAGGAACGCGGCGATCTCGCCCGGTTCAAAGCCGGTCAGGCCGAGGTCAAAGCCCAGATCGCGCAGGTCCTGGAACTCGAGGGCAAGCAGGTCATCGTCCCAGTCCGCCCAGTTTGCCGAACGGTTGGCCAGTAGCCGGAACGCCTTGATCTGTGCTTCGGAGAGGTCGTCGGCCAGCGCCACCGGCACGTCCACCAGTCCCAGCCGCTGGGCTGCCTTCAGCCGCAGATGCCCGTCGACGACGGTGCCGTCGGACTTTGCCACGATCGGGATACGGAAGCCGAACTCCTTGATCGCGCCGCACATCTGGTCGACGGCGGCGTCGTTCTTGCGCGGGTTCCGCGCGTACGGGATCAGGCGATCGACCGGCCAGGTTTCGACCGTCAGCATGATGTGATGTCCGGGGCAGGGGAGGAGGTATAGGGTCCGCCGCGCACGACCGCCGCCATGGCGTCCAGGCTGGGCAAGGCGTCGGCTCCTACGGCCATCTCCCCCTGCCGCTCTGCGACGACCGCCTCGTAGGACCGCCCATCACCCTCCAACGTCACCGGAACATCCGGATACAGCTGCAGGAACCGCCGCAACGTCACGTCGACATAGGCCGGGGCGAGTTCGATCGCGCGCACCCGTCGCCCGGTCTGCTGGCCTGCAATGATGGTGCTGCCCGAGCCGGAGAACGGCTCGTAGATCACATCACCCGGATTGGAGTATGCATTCATCACGAACCCCGGCAGCGCGGTAGGGAACACCGCGGGGTGTTCGGTCTCGATGCCCCGCGCTTTATGCCGGGTGATGCGCAGCACATTGTCCGGAATGCGCCTCTCTTGCACGCCCTGGCCGGCGTGGGTCCACTCGCCCACTGTCCCGTCCTTCGCCCGCAGGCCGCCCTTCTCGGAGTTCACGTGCCCCGCCCAGACGCAAGGCACGATTTTGTGCGGACGGCGGGACTGACGGTTGAAGTGGAACACAAACTCGAAGGACGGCGCCAAACGGCCGTTCCAATCGCCAGGCAAGCCGGGCCCCTGGTCCCAGACATACCACCCAAACCGCCGCCATCCCTGCGAGGCCATCCATCCCAGCCACTCCTGCCAGTACGGCTGCACTTCGTTGTCGCGGTGGATCAGGCCGAGATTGACCAGCACCTGCCCATCCGGGGCCATCGGCAGCACGGCGAACACGCCCTGCATAAGCGCATCCCAGTCTCCGATGCCGCCGGTCTTGTAGGCGCGCTGCTGGCTGTAGGGGGGCGAGGTGAAGCACAGCGACGCGGTGTCTCCCGCCATGACGCGCGCCACCACCGCGGGATCGGTGCTGTCGCCACACAACAGGCGGTGGTCCCCGAGAAGCCAGAGGTCGCCGGCTCGGACCATAGGCTCCGCGACGGGTTCAGGAACGTCGTCGGCAGCTTCATCGGCAGTGCTATCGTCGTCCGCATCCGCGGTCAGCAGCGTATCGAGTTCCGCCATGTCGAACCCGGTCAGTGCCAGGTCGAACCCATCCGCGCGCAGGTCCGCGAGTTCGATCCGCAGCAGGTCGTCGTCCCAGCCCGCGGCCTCGGCCAGGCGGTTATCGGCGAGGATGTAGGCCCGCTTCTGGGTCTCGGTCATGTGCCCCAGTTCGATCGCCGGCACCTCGGCCAGCCCGAGCTTGCGCGCAGCAAGCAGACGGCCATGACCGGCGATGATGCCGCCGTTACCATCTACAAGGATCGGGTTGGTCCAGCCGAACTCCCTGATCGAGGCGGCGATCTGGGCAACCTGCTCGGCGCTGTGGGTTCGGGCGTTGCGGACGTAGGGCACCAGGCCGTCGATGGGGATCATGCGCACTACGTGCGACGAGACGGTGCTTTCGGACCCCTCTGCCGGCACCACCTTCCTGCGCTCCTTCAACCCTCCGGCCATGCCCTGGTGCACTCCTTTTTAGCCGAAAATAATCCGTGGGTGGCCCCGGTTTGGTAGAAGGATTTTCTCTTTTCCCAGAGATTTGATCCCCCCCCCCNGGGCCTTCTACGTCGGCCGTGCCATCCGTCTGGCGCGCTCCCGAAACGTTTTTAAACCGTGATGGCTAGCGCATAGGCAACGGCCGTTCGCGACATCCAGCGCGGCGCCACCATCCTTTCGTTCGGTGACGTGGTCGGCGACCAGGCGGTGCTGCGGCGCCGATCGCTCGCAACGAACACCGTGCTCGACCCACTCACACTGATGGCCGGCCCGCTGCAGCACCGCTGCACGCCATGCCTTGTGCTCCCCGGTGAGCAGTTCACGGTCAGCGGTCTTTGGGGCTGGGCGTGCCACGCGCGTATCGACGGTCGACAGGACCGGGCGGAGGTTGCGCAGCGTCGTGTGGATCATTCGGGTGACCCCGCGCGCGACACCGACACGTTCCGCGTGAGCAACCGGGTCAACGAACGGAACAGCATCGGCGCCCGCAGCGAACGCTTCCACCGAAGACGCGAATCCTGCTCGGCGCCAGCAGGATGCGGCACCATCAACGGCATCCGCTCCTGTGT